AAAATGCAGGAAGAAGCAGGTGGACCAGGAAAGAACCTAACATTAGACGCTGCAATCGCTCAATGGTCAACAATATCTAAACTTGATAAAAACGTACAGTTACAAGCAATTATTACCATTGGCTCAATTACTAAAAGTGATAGTTTTGATCAAATTCTTGATAGAGAACTTGCTGCCGAATTCTATAAGCAAAACCCTAAACTGGCAATGAGTTTTGTTGATCCAAAAGAAGAGGCTGCTAAAAAGGCTAAACTAAAAGCATTTAAAGAAGATGTTAAAAATATTGACAAAGTATCAAAAAGAATTCTTGGAGACCTAGCAACACAAATATTCCCTACTGGTACAGGCACGGTAGTTCCACCTGGTGGAGGAGGAACAACAGGAGATAAAACAAAGAAAGATAATTCTTGGTTAACTGACCTAACGCAAAGACTAAAGATTGTAAAAGACTCCTCAATTGATGCATTAACCCCATTAAAATCTATTAGAAAATTCCTTGGTGGAGATATTGCTGGTCTTGGTGGCGGTAGCGTTAAATCAAATGAATCACTTAATAAACAACTAGGGGCTATCCAAAAAATTGACGAACTGGCTATGAAAGATAATATTAGAGGACTATCAGATGACTTCCGTGAAATTCTAGTAAATATGGACCCAGAGCAGTTTAATCTATGGGCAGCAACACTTTTTGAAATTGGCAAAGATGGAAGAATTAAAGATGTTAAACAAGACTTTATTGATATTAACAGTGCTTTTAGAACTGCTACTATCGGAGAATATATTGAAAATGAGAAAAAGGCTGTTGATGAAATTCGTGATAGAGTTAACGCATACTCTGTACTAACAGATTTAGCAAGACAGTATGGTTTCTCTGTAGCAGACACAGATAAACTTATGAAGAATCAATCCTTTGTTGCTGACATTGCAAACGGAGTCAGATATTCAAAAGAAGAACTTGCTGGATTACTTGAGATAAACAACGAGGCCAGACAGATGTTGTCTAGAGAAGCAACAATGGGACAACTGCAGGAAACCAATAAAATTCAACTGCAGATAAATGCATTTAAAAAGTTGCAGGCTGAGGGCATTGAATATGAAACAATTCTTCAAATAATTTCTAAGTCAGAGTGGGTTGAAGGAGTTCTTTCTGCTACTGGCAAAATATCAGATGAATTCCCAAACCTTATTAAATCTGCAAAAGATTACAAAAAAGTTTTATTTGAATTACAGCAACTTCAGGAGTCTGATGCAACAAAGATAGATCAAAGGTTTGCAGCAGAAGCAGCAAGAATAACTGCGAAGGCTGCAGCAGATTTTAGAAAAACAAACAAAATGTCTGTTGAGCAGTTTAATGTCATTACAAAAGAAAAAGAAATTGCACAAAGAGATTTCCAAGATCAAATTGACACATACAATGATGGAATTTCAGCAATTGAAAAACTTGAGCAATCTGTAAATGATAAATATGATGCAAAAACTAAGTTACTTGATGAGCAAGTAAGCGCTCTAGACAAGGTTCGCTCTATCAATGAAGATATTGCAGCACAGCAACAGAACCAACTAACCTTAGCAGATGCTCTTACACAAGGTGACATTTCAGCAGCAGCCAAGGCTGCAGCAGATTACTCTGCTCAGCAGGCAGAGGTTGCTTCTAGAAGCGCTAGCGAAGCACTTGATGAACAAAGAACAGCAATGGAAGTTGCTAGACAAAAAGATGTTGATGCAATAACAACAACTGTTAATGGAAAACTCTATACAAGAAAGCAGTTAACAGGGGCTATCACAAAATTACAAGAAGAGTCAATTGCTCCACTTGAAAAAGAAATTGAAGCAAGAAATCGTTTAGTATCGGCATATGAAGATGCAAATACAAAGGCCTTGGCAAATGTAGAAATTAACAAGATGACCGCATCAGAGTGGGAACTTATAAAAGGTGTTGCTACTACACTAAATGAAGCGTATGGTACACAGGCAATTGATATTGACAAAATTGCAACATCTGTTGGAGGGGTAGAAGGTGCTTGGGTTGATGTAACTACAGCAATTAAAAATGCTGGCCTAGAACTTGGAAAGTACCCATTCTCTGGATCAGAGAAGTTTGCAGCAGATAAACTAGCAGCCGAAAAAGCAGCAGCCGACAAGATAGCAGCAGATAAACTAGCAGCCGAAAAAGCAGCAGCACAGTCTGCAGCAGGTGCAGGAGCGGGTACAGGTGCGGGTACCCAAACTGTAGATCCTAATTCTGCAAGAGGTAGACTCAATGCTTATCTAAAGGCAAAAGAAGAAAGATTTGCAGCAGCAGAAGCAGCAGAAGCAGAAGCAAAGCAAAAAGCAATAGAGGCAGAAGCAATTGCTAAAGCAAATAAAACAAGATCTGGCAAATGGCTTCCTTATGGTCTTGCTTCAGGTGGCATGGTTCCTAAGTACTTTGCTGCTGGAGGATTGTCTCGTGGTACAGATACCGTACCTGCTATGCTCACTCCTGGAGAATTTGTTGTAAAGAAAAGTGTTGCAGATAAATATGGAGCATTTCTTCAATCATTAAATAATGGAACATATAAAACTTTTGAAGCCCCAACATTTTCTTCTATGAATAATGATTCTGTTAGTGTTGGCGCAGGATCTGGAACTTCTTCAGCAGACAATTCCAGCAGGGTGTATAATTATAACGTAGGCATTAGCGTAAGTAACACAAGTGCAAGTGCAGATGACATTGCTAAGGTAGTTATGGCTGAGATTAAATATATTGATTCACAAAGACTTAGAGGGCAGAGATAATGGCAACGTCAGGCTATATAACGGGTAGAAAGCGCTATCAGAGACCACAGGGTATTCTTTGGTCCAATAACGCAGGAACGCTCTCAAATGGTCTCTACGTGCCTACAGGGTATGAAATAGGGGCAGATATAGGGGCAGAGACCAATGCATCTTTAATAGACCAGTTCCTAGTTCTATCTGATCATAATCGTAGTGAAATAAACTTCTCTCCAAAAAGACTTGAGCAAAGACAAAGAACTATTAATGGAAGAATGCGTTCATACCATGTTGCAGATAAACTTGACATTTCTTGGTCATGGGATAACCTTCCATCAAGATCACATGACGAAAGTCCAGAATTTAATTCTAGCGGGGTATCTGCACTAAAAGGAACTCAGTCAGAATATACAGCAGATGGCGGAGCAGGTGGAGTTGACATTCTTGACTGGTATGAAACACACACTGGGCCGTTCTGGATGTTTTTAGCATATGACAAATACACAAACTTTAACTCAACAGAAGATCCATATGCACATCTTGCTCAATATAATCAAGTAATTCAGGTTTACATTTCTGACTTTAAATATAGTGTTGTAAAACGTGGTGCAACAAACCACGACCTTTGGAATATTTCGGTAACACTGGAAGAGGTTTAGTGTGTTTGTAAGTAGTGAATTAAAGACACACTTAGAGTCTTCGTCAACCGTTCAGTTGCAGTCACTTGTTTTGGCTGAGTGGAATATGAACATGCCAGACAATATTCAAAAACTTGGCAACTACAGATATAGACCAAACGGCACAGACACAAAGTTTAAAACTATTTCTAATATTTTTGATCCAGCAGATGCTGCAGGGTTTTATACTGGAGCAACCGATGCTGACATAGCAATTGATGGTGGATATACAGATTCTGATGTACCGCAATTTTTTGTTTCTAAAAAAGAAAAAATGAAAATGATCTACTCCCTAGAAGATTGCGTAAAGCCATTTAGACCAAGATCTGGAATTAATAAGTTGATGTATTTTTCTGGGGAATTTATTCATAATTCAAATGAATCAATGTCACAAAGACCAAGATACTACATGCCTTCAAGATATGATGAGTTTAAGTATTGGACTTCATATAGAACTGAAACACTAGTTGAGTCAAATATAACAAAGACGGTTGAGCGTGGAATTGCTAATGTTAAAAATGGTACACTAAACTATATTGATGATGCTGCACCTTTTGTTGTTTATAAAGAAAATGTCCCAGCAAACAGAATCATAGTTAAGATGCAGACAAATGTTGGAAATATAAATCTAGGCCCATTTGCAAGTTCCACTGGTTCAATACAAGATCCACTATTTCGTAATGATTATAAAACTACCCCAGTTAACTGGAAAATACAATATCTTAAAGATACTAGTTGGGTAGATGCACAGACATTTAATGCTACTAGTACTAGAGATAATGGATCTCCAATTATCGGAACAGATGGATATGTTGAACTTCAGTATGGTTTAATAATTCCAAAAGAGTATAAAACAAAATTTAACTATCAAGAAACTCTTCCTTCTACAGCACAATTGCCACAGTTGTCTATTGACGGATACGCATACCTAGTAGTTGGAACCTCTGGAGCAAGAGGAGTATTTCATATTTGGGATGAAACTGAAGAAGAGTACAAAACCTTTATCCCTCAGTATGGATGGAAAGTTGCTGAAGAAACTATTAATAACGAAAGTAGTTTTATAGAGGATGTAACTTCTCCTATTTATTTTAATAATGAAACTGACTCTCAAAAAGTTTACAGAGAGTTTCAGTATATAAAAGGAATTCGCATTGTAGTAGAAACAATGAACAAGTTTGACTCTAGGTTTGACTTAATTGAAATGTCTCCTAGACTTGTTGTTGATATTTCAAACAAGGTAATAGATTTTAGAATTAATAAAAGTCTTGCAGATCTTGGGGCAACATCTTTACCAGTAGGACAACTTCTTGCATCAACTGGAGAGATATCTATTTTTGATGACGACAAAGCGTTTAACCCAAACAACACAACAAGTATTATTTCTAAGTACATTAGAAAAAATATAAAGTTTAATTTTTATGAAAAGATTATAAACGTTGGTGGGTATGATTACTTTATTCCAATGAAGACACTTTATTCAGAAGGTTTTCCACAGGTAGATCGCAGTTCTGGAATACTATCGCTCTCTTTAAGAGACATGTACTTTTTCTTTGAGTCAATGCCAGCACCAAGAATGCTTGTAACAGAGGCATCTCTTAGTTATGCAATCACACTTTTGCTTGACTATATTGGTTTTACTAACTATACATTTTTAAGAGTAGCAGGAGAAAAAGATCCTATAATTCCGTTTTTCTTTATTGCTCCAGATCAAAACGTTGCAGAGGTTCTTAATCAATTAGCGGTATCTACACAGACGGCAATGTTCTTTGATGAATATAATAACTTTGTTGTTATGAGCAAAGACTACATGATGCCAACTGCAACTCAACGCCCAGATGTATTTGCTTTAACAGCATCTAATAATCAGTCTGACACAGGAGTTACAGAGAATGCAACATCTGGAACTTTGCCAAATATTATATCTATATCATCAGAAGATAAAAAGATATTTAATGCTGGAAAAATAAACTATACAACTAGATATATACAAAGATCTTATGGAAGTTTTAGGCAAGCAAGCATGATTGATCAAGAAAAAACTTGGATATACAAACCTGCACTTTTGTGGGAAGTATCTGGCACAGAAAATACAAAAACAATTAATGATGTTGCAAGCACTCAGGGTAGTTATATTTTAGGGGCTATGCCAATTGCTTCAGATGTTTCATCATCTCTTCCTACAGTTGTAAACAATCAAATAACAAACAACATTATTGATCTCGGTGAAAATGTTTACTGGTTAACAAGATATAACGGATATCTATATTCTAGTGGAGAAATTATTAAGTATGATGCTGCTGAGTTTAGTGTAACAATTGGACTTTGGTATGACATAAAAACAGATGGAACTATTGACTACACAAAACAATATTTTGTTGAGCCAGGGAATTTAGCACCAGCATCAGTTATAGCAGATATCAATGCTCAGGTTAAGGCTAAGTCAATTACAGAGGCAGCAGCAAGCAAAACTCTTGATCAGTGGAAAGCAACTCATAGACAGGGATCTAGTAATGTCTGGATTAGCAGCAATGAAGAATATCAAAAGTATTTTTCTGTAATACCTTTTAATGGCAAGATTTATCCAACTGGACGAGTGAGAATCTATACTGTTCCATACTACGAAACAGTTAACGGAATTACAAAGATGAAGAATGGTGCAGTTGTTGAGCATGGTCGTGCACAATTTGGAACTACTGTTACAACACACACTGCAGGCATAGCCCCATATTGGTCTAACAATGACAACGTTCGTGGATGTAGTATGAAATCTCAATATCTTTTTACTACTGACCCCAACCCAACAGTACCAACAACAGTTGCTGGAATTGCTGGAGTAGACAATGCTCGTGCTAAGCAAACAACTAGAAACAGTATAATCAGAAACTTTATGGCAATAAGTGGAAAAACAGAAACAGAAGTAAACTCTTTTAGCCAGGCAAGGACTGGAACAATCCAATCTTCAGCATTAGTTATGAATGGTCCATCTTTTACTACTACAGAAACCGCTACTGATTTTATTTCTTATGTATATAAACCACTAAATAATGCGTACAAGCATTTTGGCACACGTATGCGTGTTATTGGTAAGATTGAAAATAATCAAACAAGAGGTCAAACTCCAACAGGCAGTAGCACATATTACCAGGTTACTGGATCACTTACAGACCAGGATGTTAGTATTGCTGGAGGATCTGGTGGACTTGGTGTGCTTTTAAATCCAGACACAAACAATGGATATTATTTTGAGATAGTTGCTTTAACACAAAGCAATGTTGAATCATACTTAAAGACTAATGCAGATGGAACTGAAGATGTAGTTGTTCACAATGTGTTGTTCTATAAGATTAAAAAAGATAATTCAAATTCGGATGCTATTCCAGTAAAACTTTGGGGAGGGCTATCAAAGATTACTGTTGATGACGGTAGTTTTACAGGGCAGTATAGAATGACAGCACAATCAACTCCAACTGTATATGACCTATCTGTAGAATATAAAGACATTGGAAAGATTAGAAGGTTCTATCTTTATATAAACAATAATTTAGTTAAAGTTGTTGACGACGTAGAGCCTTTGCCAATATATAATAATATGGCATTGTTTACTCGTGGATCTTCTAGAATTATGTTTGAGAACATTTATGCATTGTCAGAAAACTATTCTCAGAATACTGTGGCAACAGCAGTAGATACAGTTTCTCAGGTCTTTGGAGATGACTCAATAGATGTTAATGAATCTTTTAGAAAGTACTCAATGTCTGGAGTTATTCAGTCAACTTATCTGTCTGGAATAAGTGCACAGCAGCCTCCAAAATATAACATGTACTTTGATGAATTTGGAACAATTATGAGAGAGTGTGCATACTTTGATATTAAATATGATCGTGCATACCCAGCACTCTATGCCCAACTGTCTCCAACATTTAACAGAATTAAGGGATACACTACTTCTGGTTTCTACGCAGATTCTTATGGTGCAGAGTTTATGATTTTTAATGCCACAGATAAAGCGTTAGTGCTTGATGACACTAGTGGAAACTATCTTAGAATTCAAGGAATAACTTTTACTCAAGATACCACACATGAACTAACTGTGGATGAGTACTTTAACAAAAGATCAAGTCAGTCTGATCCAGAGATGGAAGGAACAACAGTTCTAACATCTCCCTATGTTGAAGCAGAGAAATATAACATGATTAAACAAAGTAGAATGGTTTATGGAAACAATGAATTTTCTATTGATGCTCCATATATTCAAACACAAGATTCAGCAAACAGCCTTATGACTTGGATTATAAATAAATTAATGACACCCAAAAGATCTGTTGGTGTAAATGTTTTCAGTATTCCAACAATACAACTTGGAGATATCGTAACAATTAACTACAAAGATGACGGGGTAGATATGATTGCTCCAGCAGCAACAAGATTTGTAGTATATAATATTGAATATACAAGAAGTACAGAGGGTCCAAACATGACACTATATTTGAGTGAGGTTTAGAAATGGCAACTAGTATGGGGGTTATGACAGGTTCTGATGGAAACCTGTATGAACTATTTTCTGATGGCTCCAGAGTATTAAAAGAAGCAGGGTATCAAAAACGAATAGATGCCATGGTTGCACAACTTAACTCAACTACAAATAAGCCTGGGCCTACTCCAACAACTACAACAACTGTAGCAGCAAGCCAAGTAACCGCAACTCCTTCAACAGCCACTGCAACACCTGCAGTTGCTACGACAACAAGCAAACAGGTAAAAACTGCTACAAAAGATATTATTTTATTTGACGATGGAATAGTTCCAATAAATCTAATGGCAGATTTAATTTTTGAAGATATTGGTGGAGAAGAACTAATAAGCATTGCAAGAAGAGATACGGTTAATGGACAGAAAATAACCTATCAGCCAATTAAAAATTTATCTTCAATTGAACAAGAATATAACCCTAATAATATTATTAGTCTTCAGGCAACTTCAGACAAATATTTTGCCAACTTTCCAATTAAACTTGATAATAGAATTCCAGAAAATGGAACGGGATCTAATGGAGACTATGTGTATATAGAGCCTACAACGGGGAACCTGGTTATTGAAGTGGTAAACCTAGAATTAGATGAACAAGTGGAAATTCAAATTGCTACAAATGGTACAATATATGAGACAGAATTTAATTAGGGAGCATCTTGATAACTAACAAAGGCAAGTCTATTCTTGGCAAATATTTGCTTGGACAAACACCAGCCTACGCATCTTATATTGCTATTGGGTGTGGGGCAAAGCCACTTGATACCACAGACGCTCTTGGAGACTACTCTGCTAAAACAAATCTTGACTTTGAAATGTTAAGAGTTCCAATTTCTTCTAGAGGCTTTGTAAGCGAAGGTGGAACTGAAAAGATTGTTTTTACTGCAGAACTTCCAGCAGAAGAAAGATATGAGATAACAGAGGTTGGAGTATTCTCAGCAAAATCTAATCCATCTGCTGGGGCATATGATAGCAAGACAGTCTTTTCGTTTACAAGTGCAGAAAACTGGAACTATCATACATCCTCTGCATCAACAGCAATTACATCTATATCAACAGCGCTAGATGCTTCTGATGATAACATTATTTCAACAACATCAAAAGTGTTTCAAACAAATGCAGATAACTCAATATTTTATAAAACATCTAGAGCAGCAAGATACGAAAGATGTAGGTTTTTAAACAATGTAATTCTTATGCGGGGAGACGATTCAACTCTTACTGTTAGTGCAGGCCACTTTGTTATTGGTGCAGGATCAAACCACATTCACTATACAAGGCCAAGTGTAAACTTTTCTCAAAACTCACCTACAGACCAACTAAGGTTAGCATTTTCAGTTGTTAATAAAGATGGAGGCTCTGGTCTTGCTCCAGATACAGTAAGAATTCTTGTTGACTTTGCCTCAACTGACTCAGGAAGCGGAGAATATGCTAGGTTTGAAGCAGAAATAACAAACGGTACTGATCCAGGAGAATATGATTTAACAGAAAATAGGTATATAGTTTTATCAAAAGAACTTCAAGAACTTTATACAAGTGCTAACTTTACTTGGAGTGCTGTAACGGTTGCAAAGATATATGTTAGTACTATTTATAGTGGCGCTGTTTCAGGTAATTACTATGTTGCACTTGATTCTATGAGATTAGAAAACATAGGAACGGTCAACGCTTTATACGGTTTAACTGGATACTCAGTTATTCAAAATGCAGACTCCGAATCAATAATTAAGTCACCAAACACAAGTAACTATGTTGAATTTAGATTTTCTATAGGTGTAACATAATGGCAGAAGTTATTAAGAAGGCAAAGGTTTTAAGAAATAATTTGCCTGCAATTGACAGTACAACAGAAACGTATAGCGTAAGATATAGAATTATTTCTGAAGAT